ATTTTTTTTGGTGGGGAGGGTCAACCGCGCCGCCTCCCCGGCAAATACACCCCCGGGGTACCCGCCGCGCCGGGGCTGCGACCCCGTCGAGACCACGCGAAAGGGCGGAAAACAGCCCCTGAAAAGGTGTATAAAAATGCCATTTGAATTTGTGCAATGTGCTAATTCGCAAAAAATCAAGATTAAATCTCGCAAAAACCCTTGACAAGTAAATGCGAATGTGCTATAATATAGTCACAACAAAGGGAAAGCCCCGAGAGGGCAGAAAGAGGTACATTATGATAACCAACGAAACCATCACCGCACGTTTCGCCGCAGACCGTCACGCCACCATCGCATGGAAGCAGCAGCTTTCCGCAGACCTTGACGTCATCGTCGCCGCATACGGCGCGGCAGACAAGCCCGCCGACACCATCGCGGCCGCGGCCGCTGAAATCGGTATTGACCGTGTTCGCGCCATCATCGCGACCCTGACCGTCTACCGCGTCGCCATGTACGATCGCCGCATATCCGACGACACCGCCGCATGGGCGCAGACCATCGCGGACGCCCTGGACGCCGACGCCGCCCAGCGTGTCGGGCTGATATCCGACGCCATCCACCCGGCACACCTCGACCAGCTGGCACGCGCTGCCGCTGAGTACGTCGAGCCGGAGACCGTAGAGACCACCACCGAGACCCACGAGACTGCACCGGCAGCAGAGCCGGAGACCGAGACCGCAGAGAGGGCAGCGGAGATCAACCCCATGTGCACCGACTGCATCCGCTGCGGCAGCGACTGTGACGGCACGACGTGCGAGACTTGGACGGGTTGCATTTACCGTGAGACCGCCGCACAGCGCGACATCAGGCTTTTTGACTTTTACAAGCGCCGTCTGCTGGCACTGGCGGGCGGTGAGCCCCTACGCTGGGTGTGCGTGCAGTACCTGTGCAGCTTTCCCGGGCTCTCCCCCTATGACATGGGCGCAGAGCTTATGGCAGAGGGCGTGAAGATCATCTACGACGACACAGCTATAACCCGCGCCGAAAATGCCGCAGAGCGACGGCGGGTGCAGCGTGCGTATGCAGCACGAGAGGGGGCGAGGGCATGACGGCATATCTGCCCACCTACGACGCCGGGCGCCGCGGAGCCGCTAAGATCGACTCGGCAGCATCGCGCCGACTGCCGCACGGCACCATCTTGCAGCATGGCACACTGTACCACTGCGACGGCGTGCTATATCGCACGCACGACGCCGCCATGACGTCTTGGGATCGCTGGGCACACGTAGCAGACGCCCTGCGGATCACCGCAGACGCTTTTTACAGCATGGCGGGCAGATAAGCCCGCCACCACATACAATCGCCGCCCCGCCCGGCTACAGGCGGGAGAAAGAGAGATTATCATGGCAAACATCAGCATTAACAACGGCCGCAGCTACTGCACCCCGGCGGAGGCTATCGCCGCCGTCGGTATGGATGAGATTGCGTCCTGGATGGACGACGAGACCCGCGAGGCTGTGCACGCAGACTTGGCACCGTGCACGGAGGAGACGTTTTTGGCGGAGTATCTCCGCCGGGCGCCGTATGACCTTATTATCGGCTAACCCCTTGACAACCGCTCGCCGGTGTGCTATACTGTAAGCGGGAGGTGATAGCGTGCTTGTAGTGCTGTATATCCTGATCGTGCCCGTGCTGATCCTGCTGGAACTCGCCCACCGTTCATAACCCCCGACCGCCCCGCGTGGGCGGTCTTTTTACGCCCCTGTGGCCCGTCTGGACTGCCGAGGCTTTTTTGTGTCCGCGCTGTGACGTCCCACAAGCCCGCAGAACGTCTTGAAAGCCTCGAGAGGGTATCTATATCACCCGCAGTGTAAACGCCCCGCGCAGAGCCTCACAGAGCCTCGCAGCCCTATGCCCGCCGTCACCGCCTCGAGAGGGTGCGCAGCCGCCCGCGTGCCCGGCACGATCCGCCGCCGATCCGCACGCCCTCGAGGCTGCATGTCTCTGTGAGCGCCTACAAGCCCCGTGAGCGCGTTTAATCCCTCGATATGGTAAATATACCGCCCCACCTATTTCTGCCCGTCCTGCGCCGTCTATGCGCGCCCTGGACGGTCATATACACCCGCCGCCCGTGCCGTTCTGCCGTCTCGAGGTGCCCCGGCAGCGCAGAAAAGGGACCGCCCCGCTCAGGCAGCCCCTCATTTTCCGCTCAATTTCCCGCCGATTTCCGAAAAATTTCCGATCCGGTTTTGAAAATCTTTTCTGCGAGTTTCAAAAACCGGATTTTTATTTTCTCGGTTCGCAATAGTCGCTGATAATTTTTCGCGATAGTCGCTCGATAGTCGCTGACCGTCTGATAGTCGCTGGGGCTTTCGTCATAATGCACAACACTTTTAGCAATGTGTCACTGCCAAAGTCGCTCGGCGTGTCAAAAACCTAAACTTTCGGTCACTTTATCGTCTTGTCCTCATAGTCGCTTTCCCTCATCCCCTGCAAATATCTTTCCTGTAGCTGCTTCGGCGTGAGGTTCGCTTCACCCATCGGATTTCGCGTAGTTTCTGGCAATTCTGCGTTATCCCGCATCCCGTAATAGCACTTCGCACGGAAGCAGTATGCTAAAAAATTCATCTTCCCGGCAACCACGAGTTTCGCATCAAAAGACTGTTGAAAATCTTTAGCTTTTTTGAGGATTTCAGGGGTGATAGCCGTGAACCCCCGCTCCGTCCCATGTATAATCGCGTTCACTTTCTGCAATCCATACCCCAGGCTCAGGCACACCTCCTCCCACACCGGCGTCCGTCCCTCGTTCGCGCAGCGGTCGTAGTAGTCGCTGATTCTCTCCGCCATTTCGTCGTCGTCCTTCACGGTTGGTTTCCGGAACTCGGTCAGCAGTTCGCGGAGAATCTGGCTCACGAATGCACGCTCGTCGTCGTTCTCCGGCGTCCAGACCTTACTCGGGAGGTACTTCGCCCTATCGGTCGTTTTCTTGTACTGCCTTGCGTCGGGCATATCCTCTTCGGGCAGCGTCAGCGCATTGACGATAGCCGCCTTATCTTTCTCGTCGACGCGCTCCGCGACGCTTTCGGCATACTCGACTGCCCGTTTCCTTGCGTAGGCGTTCGGCGGCGTCGGTGCGGCTCGTTCCTTCTTCGGCTTCGGCGGTGACTTCGGTCTGCCTCTCTTCTTCGGCGCGGGGCTGTCTGCTCCGGTCGCAGCCGCCTTGCCTTGCGCCGTGTTCTTCGCTCCGGCCTTCTTCTCTTCGTCCATGTGATCTCCTTTCGCCCGTTACCCCACATTACCCCTCGCCCCGAAAATGGGGTAACTGGAAAATGTCAGGTAGAATGGGCATATATTATATATGTTACCCCTGTTACCCCTGTTACCCCTATATTCTCGTATACGCGCGTACATTTTTGTGTCTATCTCAAAAAAATTTTTCTCGCGCGTATATAGCATATAAAATCGCAAAATTGGGGTAACGGGGTAACAACACCCGATTTTGCCAGGTTTTACGGGCACTTTTCTGTTACCCCGGTGGGGTAATGGGGTGGTAACCGGGGTAACTGCAAAATAAAGATACACAATATATGCCCGAAAAGTCGCTGGCAATTTGTGATTTCGTCTAAAATGTCAATTTCCCTTCCCCGTTGGGGCCTTCGTAAAGGCAGACACACTTCGCGAGCGCGCCGTGCACACGAACGGGGACGGTGTTCTTTTCGCCGATGCGGATGTGCCCATGATCGCGTGCCCACGACAGGAATGCCTTATAATTAAACCCGGCGTCGCTCATGATCCGGGACAGCACCGTGCCGATGATAGCGATAAACGGCTTGCCGTCCGAAATGTCCTTGTACTCGCCCCAGATTTCCCGCATAGGCATTCCGTCTTCGGCGACAAATTTCGACCGGTTCTCCGCGATAGTCCCGTAAAGCCACTCGAGCGCCCGCTGATTGGCGTCAACGTCCTGTTTGGTCGGGAGGTATTTCGCGACGTCGGTCGCCGACAGCTGCGTGCCGGTGTGCCAGATCAGCAGCTCCGCGAGAGCATCCGCAGTGAGGATCAGCGACGCTGAGAGCGCGAGCTTTTCGGTAGTCGCTGACGCCTCAAATGCCGCGCGGCACTCTTCCTGCACCTTCTTCGCGGCTTCAAGCACCTGCGGTGTGAGCCCTTCGACGAATTCTTTCCCCGCAAAGCCCCAGTTGTGGGACAGCGTGTCGGACAGCCCGCGATAGTCGTCAAGAAGTCGCTCATCCCCGCACGAGATTTCGATGACGCGGTTCATAGCGCCCGCGCCGGAAGAGTCGCTCGAGATCGGCATTTCGCCGGTGGTGATGATGGTGTTCTGCCAGGATTTGATCTGCTGGAAAGACCCGTCCTTCGACCCTCGTGAGCGCCCTTGACCTTCGGCGAGCATATAGATTATATCGTCAAAGTCGCGGCGGTTTTTGACGACTTGCAGCTCGTCCACGCAGAGGGGAGCGGAGTTGAAGAATCCCGCGGCGGTCTCAAGCCCGACGATAGTCGAGTTGAAGTTGCGCACATACCCCTCCGACGAGTTGGGGGACGCCCAGACGGACGCGGCGAGCTTTAACAGCATAGTCTTGCCGTTTCCGGCTCTGCCCCAGACGTGCACGAAGAACGGCAGCGCGTGGAGCGGTCCGACGAGAACGGACGCGAGAGAGGCGGCGAGTACAATCCGCGCTATGGTGCTCTCGTTCCGCGCCTTCGACGCAGCCTTGAACCAGGCGTCGCGGTCTCCGTTCGGGTGGAAGGAGTCGAACACCGCCCGGAACCCGGGGGCACCGTCGAACTCGACAGAGTCGGCGTACGGCACGAATTTCCCGGAAGCCGTCCATCCGACCCGCGCGACGGAGTGGCGTTCGGGGAGTCGGTCGTAATTCCACGCCTCGAGGTCGGTAAAGTACTTGACGAGAGCTTTCGCGTTCTCGGAGTCGACAGCGATCCCGAGCCGGGCAAGGTCGATGATCTTCGCCGCCGACGCGAGGATGATCTTCTCGACGACAACGGTCCGCCACTCTGCTGACCGCTTGAACGACACCTCGAGCCGGACCTCTCCGGAGTCGAGATTGACGAGCCGCCCGGAAATCAGGATCGGGTGCGGGCAGATAGTCGTGACCTCGCCGAGGGACGGAACGGAAACGCCCGTATCCGTACAAATGTACTTGCCGCAGTTCAGTTCGATGGGCTGTCCGGTGAACTCGGTCGTGTTGGTATAGTCGCTCTCGTTGACCTTGCCGTCGCCGAATTCTTTCACATAGTCGCGCATTTCCGCCTTGAACCCGGGGTAGCCGATTTTGCGGGCAAATTCGTCTATTTTGACGAGTGCGCGACGATATGTAAAAGGATTCTTGTAATAGTTGCTGTAGAGCCAATTGTGCGGGACAGCGCTCTCGAAATCCTCGAGCGTCCATGCCGGGAGTTCTTTGATTCTGGGCTCGATGATTTCAGCCACGGTTTGTTACGTCCTTTCGTGAAATGGTGGAGGGAAAGTCTGTGCGAAACGAACAGGCGTTCTTAGCTGTTGCTCCCGTTGCAGCCCCTGCCGCATGGTCGAGATTATCTCGTCGACCGGGTAGCTGCTCGCGTCCCCGCGCTGGATGATCTCGTCGATAGTCGCGGCGAGCGTGCGAACGCAGTTGTCGCGGAACGGAGTCGACGGAAGGTCCTGTACCTGGTGATAGAACGTTGCGAGTCGCCGGAAGTCGTCTTTTTCGCGTTCAGCCCGCCTTTTTCGTGCTTCCGCCGCGAGCTGCCGCCGCCTGATCGCCTCCGGATCAACGCCCGGGGCGATCCCGAAATCCTCGGCGAGCTTCCGCACTGCGTCCGGGAAGGAGAGGTTAAAAATCTTCTCGACCAGTGTGATGACATCTCCGCCCGCGCCGCAGACAAAACAGTGGAAGGAGTTGTCCCGGAACGCGAGGTTGTTGTCCTTCCCGCCGTGAATAGGGCAGGGGCAGCGGTTCCCGCGGCGCTTGGATAAGTCGCCGTACCGCTCGAGCGCGTCGGGAACGGAGACGGTCGCTTTGACCGCCTCCACGTCGTAACGGGGATAGTCGCTCATGGGCTCGTCCTCCCGTCGCGGCAGGATTGCAGGAGCTCGTGGATGAACTTCCGCCTTTCTTCGCGCCCCTTCGGCGATTCCTGCCACAGCTCGATGTAGTCGAGAAGGGTTCCGTTCCCGATGCCCTCCAGCTCCGCCTCGGGAATAACCACGCGCTCCGGATAATGCGCCGCGAACCACAGAATCAGTCGGTCGCTGTTCTTCCAGTAGGTTCGCATTTTCAACAGCCTGCGGTTCATTTCGCACCCCCCAGAATCTCGACGATCCGCCGCCCGGTGCATCGCTTGTCGCAGAACAGGAAGTCGACGCCGTAAGCGATGTGGACTTTGTAAATGCGCTCCATAAGTTCCTTCCCGCTTATCGCGTATGGAATTTTCCCCTGCATCGGATTGTGCCAGTCTTTCACGTCGCGGATCGACTTGCACCACCCGCCGTGCTCGCACAGCACGACGAGGTGGATTCCGAGTTCCTTCGCGAGTCGCACTTCACGCATGAACCGTCCGGAGTCGTTGGTGAGGTTGTTGGCCAGCTCGCTCAGATTGAATTTGCGGTCAACCGAAAGCTTAGGATTGTCAAGGCTCATATAGTCACCTACGATGAGTTTCGAGGAATAGTGCTTTATGCCTTCTCGATCGAAGTAGTCTAAAATCCTGCCGATAATATGTGCTTTTTCTCGGCTGTCGCAGATCACAGACATCATACGCTTACCTCTTTTTACCACCGACAATGGAAGAGATATGGGAAGCGCTGATACCTGACATTCGTGCAAGTTCCGACGTGGTCATTTCTCCGCCGTTGCGTTTATGGTGATTTCTAACCCACTCAACAAGTTCATCACTGAACTTGCTCTGCGGATTCTTTATTCCGGCGGTGCAACCGTTCTTTGAACCATAGTTGTTGTTATATTTGTGATCGCACCATTCCAGATTACTGGCGCGGTTGTTCGTTTTATCCTCGTCCTTGTGGTTGACTTCATTTAGCCCGGCTACTGTAGGCAAAAATGCCTTTGCTACAAGGCGATGAACGTTTACGCTTTTTTGCCGACCGTCTTTGTACAGGGAAACATGAAGATAATTTTTCCCACCATCATAGCACGGTTTACAAACGCAAGAAGGATGATGGCGCCCCATAGAATCAATCCTGTCTATGCTGCGAACTCGCCCCTCGGAGCTCACCTCATATATATTTTCGTACCCCTCTACTGGTTTCCATATTTCGTTATTCATTGTCTCTGTCATATTTCACCCACCTCAGAACGGCAGCACGTCGCCCTCAGGCAGCACCTCAAAGTTGGGAACGTCCTGAGACGCGCCAGGAGCGTCCGTGACGGTCGTTCTCGCCTGAGGGGTATAGTTGCCCGCCTGATAGTTTCCCGCGCCCTGAGCGCCGCCCTTCGCGCCGCAGAAGTGGCACTTGTCGACGTCGCAGATTATCATGGAGCGTTTCTGTCCCTGATCGTCCGTCCACGAGTTGGTGATGAGCCGCCCCTCGACGATGACCTGATCGCCTTTGTGGAAGTATTTCGGCAAGAATTCCGCCGTCGTTCTCCATGCGCGGCATTTCAGGAAGCAGGTCGATTCGACCTCCTTGTACTTTTCGCTCCATGCGACGTCGAAGTTGCAGTAGCTGACGCCGCTCTGTGTCTGTTTCAGCTCCGGGTCGGCGGTGAATCTGCCCTGAAAAGTGACTTTGTTCAGCATTATTTCTTTTCCTTTCCGGCGGCGATTGCGGCGTCGAGAGCGGCGGTCATAGTCGCTGAGGCGCCGGTCTGTTTCTGCCTCGACGCTTCGATGTCCTCCGGCTCACCTTCGACTATCGCGCCGAGGAGCTCCGATGGGCAGTACATCCTCGCGAAGAACGCCGCCGCGCGGTAGAACAGCATCTGCTCCGGCATATTCTTCCACTTCGTATTACTCATCCAGCCTTCAGCCGCCGCCATTTTCATGGAGATTTCGGTTCCGTCGACGACTTCGCCGTCCGAAATCCGGATCGCGCGGATGAAGCAAGTACGAGTGTCGGTGCCCTTCGTACCGGAGTAAATCGGACGGGCGTCGCGGAAGCGTCCGCACGAGTTGATGATAGCCATGCACGCCTGACCGCTCCAACGGGGCTTGCCTTTCACGACGTCGACGTTCTGGAGGACGGCGAGCGGGGAGAGTCCGGCGCGTGCCGCCATTTCGATAGCGACGAAGCAGTCCTGGGGCTTGTTCTGGTATTTCTCCGGGATCATCTGTGATTTCGACAGCATGATCGCGACGCGCTGAGTCTGCTCGAACGCGTCCTTGTCCACCCAGATGTTGGTGACGTTCATCGGCGCGGTGTTGATCGGCGCGACAGCCTGTTCGTTAGTCGCGGGAATGATTTCTTGTGCGTTGTCCATTTTCTGTGCTCCTTTAATTAAAATTTTTCGGTATATCGTGGTGGACCATATTGTCCATTTTCGCCCCGCAGTATGGGCAGTACGGCGTAGGCTTTGACGACGCCATCCCGCACCAGTCGCAGTACACCTTGTTGTCACATTCGTCGTACTTCCACTTCCCATGCTCTATAGGCGCGACGTCGGCGTTGGAGGCCCATAGCATCTTATTCATCGGGACGGCAAGCACGCTTATACCGTCGGGAACCGCCGCTGTGTGCTGCATCATTCGCTCGCCCATTCTGAATGCCTCCGCCTTGCTGATATACTGCTTTTCCAGTTCCGGCATCATGCTTTCCAGGTAGCCGCGGGCTTTCTCGTCCGCCCAGTCGCGGATCTTCTTAGCTTCTTTTGTTATCCAGTCCGAAGGTTGATATGTGTTTTCCATGTCGTTTCCTCCTATTCGAGTTCCTTTTCGACCCATTTCGGCAATTTCAGCGTGTTCACCATCCCGAACGCGCCCTCGTACCCGTACCAGTTTCCGGAGTCGAGACAGGATTTGTAAATCCCGATAGCTTCCCGGAACCGGTCCTGCCCGCTCTTGATCATGAGATCGTCGGCTTGCAAGATGTTGATGAGATAGGGCGGTTCCTTCTCGACGCAGACGAACAGGAAGTCGCACCCGACATTGCGTTCTCTGCTCACTGCCTCAATGAACATGGCGGCTTGCATATCGTACCCGAGGGCGTAGGCCTGCTTCACCATGGTTTCGGTGTCAGCCCTGGCGCAGGTTTTGAGGTCTACAATCAGCGCTTTGCCGTCGATCATCTTTACGCAGTCGGGGCGCGCCTGACAGTCGAGCCCGGTCATTTCGTCCTGCCAGTAGTAGGACGTTTCGACCTCGCCGCGGAGAAGGAAGTCGGCGCGTGGGTTTGCCCTGATAGCGGCGGTCATTTCATCGATAAGCACCATATCATCAGTGGAAATAACTGTTTTCCCTTGTGCACTTTCCACAAATGCCTGATATTCTTCTTTCCCGGCTTTCGTCCGTCGGTCGCATTGCGGCGCGACGGCGTACTCGTCGAAGAATCCGTCCGGCTCGAGCACGTATTTGTGCAGCGCGGAGCCGAATTGCATCGCGGCGGTTGGCGGCTCGGGATGGTCTTCGAGCCACTTGAACTTCGCCGGGGTGTCGCTCAGGAGCCGCCAGAGCTTCGTCTTGCTGACACTCGGTTTTGCGTGGTACTCGGCAATGGAATCTTTAATGATCATGGCGCTTTTCCTCCAGCTTTTCAAGCCCCTCGAGCAGGAGCTTGAAGTTCTCTTCCGACGCGAGGAAGTCCATCGACTTGATGAGTCGCCCGTTTTCGATGTATCGGCATTTCGCGACGGGCATTCCGAGCGCGTCAAGGTCGCTTTTGTAGTTGTAGCAGAACGACGCGCGAAGTTCGCGCTCAGGACCGACGCGCCAGATATCGAAATCGGTTTCAAGCTCTGGGTGCTCCGCGATGAAGTCGAGGACTTTGACGATGAGGGTTGCGAGTTTAGCGTTCATCGTCGTTGTCCTCCAGACCGATCTTCTCTTCTTTCGAGCGAACCTCGAGGATATCGAGGTATGCCCGCATCGCGTCAAGCTGCTGTTCAAGAAGCCAGACCGGCGAGTCGAGGGTAAACTCGAGCTTGCCTGCATAATACTTTCTGAGTATCACATGCAGCTTCTCGTACCTGATTTTCGTCTGCTGATACTCGGCTACGAATCGGTCTCCGTAGTCGTTTGAAAGCATCAGGTCGAAGGTGTCTTTGAGGTCTTTCATTCGAGTAACTGCCCCTCCTTTATTGCGGTAATGAGCGCGCGCTTATAGAGCGCCTTATATGGCTCGTCCAATGTCACATAGACATTCTCAACGATGTTCGCGACTTCGTTCGTGATCTCTGCGATTTTACCTCTCACTTCGATCTCGCAGATATCTTTCTTGTGGTCAAGTTTTGCTTTTATCATGGGGTTCTCCTCTCATAATTCTTGCTTCATAATGGTAGCACGCCGCGCCGCACGTTGGGCATTTCATTGCAACGACAATGGTGTTGTCAGTACTGAATCTGGTTTGATAGTCCTCCTTTTCGCCCTCAAAGACGCACCCGCAACTGGTGCACTCGAACCGTTTCGTCGTATCGCGACGGAGATATACAGCAGGACGAAGGGGGTTGATCTGAGAATTTTCATTCCTTTACCTCCTCGAGCCAGTACTTCTTCCGGCAGTCAGGGCATTCGCATTCGCTGTGATCGAACTTCCCCTTCTCTGGGCAAGCAAACTCTTCGTCAAAGCTATTTGGGCAGAAATCTATCGTGCCGTTGCTGGCCATGCTCGCTCTCGGAAACATCTTCAAGAACTCGCTTTGCCGAGTCTTTAACGGATGCTCCTTGCTCCATTTCTCAACAATCACAACAGCTTCGGCGGGGCAGCGTTTGATATAATCGTTGCACGATTCGTTGCCGTCCATGCGATTTGCTATTTCGCATCCCCTACAGCGATTGTTAAACGACTTGCACATTCTGTCGCGCGTCACGATAAATTCAACCGCGTCCATTTTTCCTATCTCCTCTCAGGTCGCGCCCGCAGTGCGGGCAGAAATTGATTTGAAATGAATCCATCCTCGGACCGTTGCAATAGCTGTCACCGTAGGTCGGGCAATAGTAGCTTCTGACAAACAGAGTCTTTCCAGCCCACGGGAGATCACCGATGAACAGCTTCGTTCTGAATGTCTCCTGATAAGGTGTCAGCATCTGACCGTTTTTCTCGTAAGGTACCGCGTGCTTCCCGTCGCAGAACTCGCAGGGTCTCGCGATCTCCTCGCGTCCATTTTCGTCCTCCTCTTTTTTTGCCCACTCATCCGGCTTCCATTGCCACGGCTCTTTGCGCCATGTGTAACAGGCATCACCGTTCGGATCATTCAGCGGACAGTCGTCGCAGTTTTTCTGCTTTCTGCACGTGTTTTTTATTGTTTCAAGTGCTTGTTTCAGTTCAGGTGTCATCTTCGTCATCCCCAATCCACTCGTCTATACTCCATAACCAAATCCACGGTGCATGAACTTGTATATAGCACTTGCCTTCGTATTCTTTGCTCTTTGGACATATTGCACAATTCTTGTATTTGTTGCAAACGTCCCGCTTTATTTCGAGCGCTTTCTCTTCTTCAGGTGTCATATTTCGTCCTCCTCATCCATCTTCGCCCCGCAGTGTGGGCAGTATGGCGGCGTGTACTGCTTGTTCGACTTGTTGCAGTGTGAGCAGAACGCCTTTTCTTCGCCGCTGCCTTCGCAGCCGTTGACGTAGACACGTCTCATCTCCCATTTCGCATGGATGATCGGTGCGGCATCGGCAGCGGAAATGTCATCTTGAACGGCTTCAATCATCAATTCGATGTCTACTACTGGACTGCTGCTCTCCTCGCCTGCGCCTTTCAGCAGGTCGATCACTGCTTGTCTTTCGATGTATTCAGCCATTTTCGTCCTCCTTTGTTTCTATCTGTCTCCCCAGTCTGTTGATATCACCAAGAATTGTCTTAAGCCCATCTGAATCGCTGTGTAAGCACGTTTCGCAGATATAATTGCATCCGGCAGTGGATTTCCACGGGCAGTTCATAAACGCCATTGAGCGTTCTTCGAACGTGTTGTTCATTCTTCCTCCTCCGGAAATCTCAGCTTCGTCACGGCGATCGGGAATTCCTCAATCTCACTCGCCCATCTCGCCGAGCCCCTGCCGTGAAACGTCTCCCAACACAGCGGGAAGCCGCCGATCCCGTCGAACAGGCTGCCCATCGTCGCGCCGGCCGGAAGATATTCGCTCATCCGGCGGAGCATCCAGAGCCAGAAGGGGAGGGCGATTGAGTTCCCGAGTGCCTTATACCTCGGCGCGTCGGCGGATTTGTGTTTCTTGCCCTTCGTGTCGATCCAGTTGCCGATGTCCGTCCACCCGTCCGGGAAGCCTTGAAGCCGCTCGCATTCAAGCGGTGTCAGACGCCGGACCGCGCCATCCTGAACGCTCAGATCGAGCGAGGATAGCTTACATTGATTGCTACATTGCGTACTCGCCACATCGGATTCAGCCATGCCGCCGAACCCCTGATTCGAGAAGGTGAGTGGTATCTGATTCCCGCCCGTTCCCATCCTGCCTTGCAAGGTCGGCGACACCTCACCGCAGTCGCGGATCACGTCACTTGCGTGCGCCATGTCATAGCACACAGCCGGGCGGTCAATCGTGTTGAGCGTATAACTCACGTTTTCGCGCCATCCGCGACCGTTGCATCCCACTGTGTCGGCGCGGTCGATCACATTGCCTTGCAGACAAATCACTGCCTGATTATTTGCGCCGCTGTTTCTTCGTGCTGAGAGCGTAGGGAACACTCCCGCACTTTGATAAATCCGTCTGCTCTGGCAATCCCACGGGGTCAGGCATCCAGCGCCGTCTTTTTTAACACCGCCTTCAACGCTTCCGGCAGCTCCTTCCCGCGCCTCTCCGCGCGTCTCAGAATCCCCAGACACGCCGTCGCGCTCAAAGAGTATTTCGGGTGCGGTTTCTCCTCCAAAATCTGCGACAAGTGCGATTCGACGGCGACGTTGGGGGACTCCCCAGAATTGCGCGTCGTGCACTCGCCAGGCGACTGAATACCCATCGCCCACGACGCATCCGGCGTGTGCCCATCTGCCTTTCGGAGGTTGAGGGACAGTAGCTGACTCGTCGACGACTTTGACGATTTCTTCGAGGACGATCCGGAAGTCTTCGCCTCGGTTGCTGCTGAATGCTCCGGGGACGTTTTCCCAGACCATGTATCGCGGTTTTCCATATTTTCTGCGCATCTCCTTTACAATCCTGATTTGCTCCATAAACAGTCCGGAGCGTGCGCCGGATAACCCGGCGCGTTTTCCTGCCACACTCAAGTCCTGGCAGGGCGAGCCGCCGATAATGCAGTTGACGGGTTCGATCTCATCCCCGCGGATAAGTGTGATGTCTCCTAAGTGCTTCACGTCTTACCTCCCGACGATCTCAGCCGCGCAGGAAAACCGCCAGCTGAATCCAGCAGCCGAGGCTCTGCGTCCTGCAAGGGCGTTGCTTATGTTCTGCTGGCACGCCCCCGTTGCTTTTGCAGCGTCCCGTATGGAGCTATAAATCGCAACTATTTCGTCACCTTGCATTGCAACCACGGGTTTCATCCGCTTTTCGTTGCTCCTTTTTCGCCATTCCATTTCCGACACTGGCGCTGAGAGGCGTTCAGCAGTCTCTGCATATAGCTGCGGAGAATTTTCAGCGAATGATAAATAGACAAATCGCTGCCCGGAAACAGATAGCTCACCATTCGCTTTGCACGACCGCCCGATGTTTGCCGCACAACTGTGCAAATCTCTTGCCGCATCGGCTATATCTCTGTATTCCTTGCCGGTAGTTAACGAGATGACAGGAGATAGCGCCTTGTGATGCCCACTATTCATAGAGTGTATTGTGTTTTCACCATTTGTGCACCATTCAAGGTTTTCAACGCGGTTGTCAGATCGGTCGAAATTTTTGTGATTGACTTGAGGCTTGCCCTGCGGATTGGGGATGAAGGCGTTTGCCACAAGACGATGCACGCTGTATGTTCTCCCCGCGAAAGTCACTTGCATATACCCCGTTTGCACGTTTCGGTTGAGCTTTCTCGTTCTCCCTCTTACCGGCTTCTGGTATGTGCGAGCATGATCATGGACGGTTATGACACGGTCGATGCTCCGAACGTTTCCTAAGCTCGAAACCTCCAGCTGTCCGTCAACTTCTTCAACGGGCTTCCATATTTCTTGCACTTATTTCGCCTCCCAGGCTCAAATAACCTACTCCATCTATAAAGCTATCTGCCTTATAGTTCCCGCTCCGAATCCGCGCGATTTTGAGGAGCGCCATCATTATGGCGATGTCCTCGGAAGAGATCGGGTGCCCGATGTAGGTCGTCCAGAACTCGGCGATAACCGCGAAATTATCTTCCGGCTTCCCGTACTGCTTTTCTCTGTCCCCGGTCACGATTTTCTTCGCGGCGTCGAGTATTTCGGCGCGGGTAGTTGGTGTATCGGTTGGTGTGTCAGCCTCAGTTGGTGTATCAGTTGGTGTACTGACCTTTTTGTTGACGTCAACAATATGCTCGTCAAGTCCAAAATCCCTGTTCCATTCCGCCGGAACCCCGCGAAGTTTGCAGAGCAGGTCGCTGCGACAGAACAGGCAGCCCTTGCAGCTGTCGAGACGTTCCTCACAGCTCCTGCTGAGCATCCTCGCGGCTTCCGTCAGTTTTTCGTTTTCGCTTTTCATAATCGTTCTCCTCACTTAGATTTAATAACTATATGTGTTCTCCCGCGCCCGAGGAGTTCGTCCTGCATCATCTGTGCGACTTTGTCTTCCTCGGCGGTTTCGGGGCGGTAGTTCTTTCCGGCTCTTTCGGCGTAGTCGGATGTGATATCCTCGATGCCTTGGAGTATGTACATCAGGCGCTTGTCGCCGAATCCGGCAATATCGTTCAGAGCCAGACACACGGCGAGCAGAATCCGGTTCGCGTAGATTTTCTGCCGTTCCGCAAACTCGGCGTCGACCATAGCCCGGACGGCTTCCTGCGTCCCCGCCGGTAGGTTCTGCCGCGCTGTGGCGGCGGACATTCGGGCTTTCATGTCTCAGCCCTCCTGTAGGTGTTCCGCCTCGACGGGAAGAGCTTGCGGTTTTCGGCGCGGAGTTGGTAGAAGTCGCTTCGCGACCTGTGCAGGGCGTTGCAGATTTCCGATTCGCTGATATCGCGGTCGGACCACATATCGGCGGCGCGGGCGATTTCCTCCGGCGACCAGATTCTTCCGCGTTCATGGCGGCGGGGGAAGAGTTCGCGGTTCCGCTGCATGACGCCGCGAACGGCTTGCTCCGACCGGCAGACGGCTTCGGCGATTTCGAAGATGTCTGCGCCGCGGTTCCAGCATTCTGCCATGTACTGAATGTCCTCGTCCGACCATCTGCCGCGGTTGACGCCTCTTTCGATGTGGCTTTCGGCGACGCGGTCGGTGTTGTCGTGTCCGCGCTCCGGCGGGACGACGGTGACGAGACCTTTCAGGATTTTCCGGATGACCATGACCGGTAGCCTCGTCCGGGCGGCGATTTCGTGGAGTTTCTTTTCCGGCTCGGGGGTGTTATCGAGTTCAGCGAGGATTTCGTCTTTGGCGATCATGCTTTCGCCCTCCTTTTGTTCTTCCTCAAAAAGAGGTCGCGACGCCGCGTGATTATGTGCGCCAGGGTCTGGGGGTTCATATTGTACTTATGGGCGATCTGAGGGACCGTCCATCCTGCCCCCCAGAGCTTCGCCATGTCGGCGTACATCTTCTGCCGGGCTTCGCTCACAACGGAGCCTCGACGCTGCCATATGACGCTCCTGAGCGACGCGGCGCTGATTGCGTACTCTTCGGCGATATCCGCCGTTCTCTCTCCCGCCCGGATGCGGCTGAGAACGTCGTCGATCACAATGTCAGTCCAGAATCGCGGCATCATAGAATTTCGCCCTCCCATGCTCAATTTCAATCTCAACGGTGTGCGCTGTCAGGAGTGCTCGCACCATTGCGCGGAGTTCGGCGTTCTCGCGCCTCAGCTCGTTGTTGTGCTCCTGCTCGATGCGATGGAGCTTGTCCGACGCGATTTTATTTGCTGCCTCTATCATTGGGAATGAGCCTCCTTGTTACGAGTTCTGTGATTCCGGCGTTGTCAAGCCCTGAAACGTCGATTTCGAGATATCCGCCGTCGAAGATTATATAAACGTGCTCTTTTGTCCCCACCTTGCCGTAGGACACGGCGAGGATATCGTCGTCCAGCGCGCGGAGCAGCGGGGACAGGCGGGAGTGGACGAAATCGGTTTTCTTCATGCGTTCTTCTCCCTCCACTGTGTCCAATAGGCGCAGGGTCTTTCACCGCTGCGGTGCAGAATCGTTATGTTGTACCAAAAATACGGATTCAGACCCCGTGGCGAGTACCCATTCGTGGAGAAAATATCGTTCTTCACTATCCAGTTCCAGCACCGGCGGAACATCTTAGCGTTCATCCGGATTGCCTCGGGATAGAGGTCGGTGTGGCATCTTCCGTTCTCGGTGAAAACGCTGACCTGTGCCACAAGTGAGCAAACGAGATCGTTGTACTTCTTTTTCTGCCTTTTGTTCATGGTTTTCTCCTCCTTTTTATTCCTCGCACATTTCGTCTGCCATCTGGCATGATATCTTCCAGAGCGTTTCCTGGTCATGCTCGATGACGGCGCGGACGGCTCTCCGGAGGTTTTCTACGGTGAGTTTTCCATCATCCACCATGATGTAGCAGTGCACCTCCGGGAACGCGAGCGTGAGGCGGTCGTTATCGACTGTCATCTTGAGATTGTCAAGCCTGTGCCCGTTTATGGGCTCCTGGTTTCCGGCGCGGTGTGCCAGCCAGCCGAGCATTGCGTCGGCGTCGTCTCCGAACTGGCTCATGGTGTGCTCGACCTGCATCTTCGAGACGATTTTTCTTATCGCGTCGGCAGTGTCTTCCTGCGCGGTCTCGGTCTTGTTGTTCTTCTTCTCTTCGTACATTTTGGTTTTCTCCTTTAATCAATTATTCTCCCCGAGCAGTGTCGGGATAGTGACGTTAAGTGTGTTCGCGATACGCTGGATTTCACCTATCGTAAACGTTTCCGGTCTTTTCCGCCGGTCGCGGAGGGTTGAGTACTTGAACCCCAGCGCGGCGGCGGCAGTTGAGCAGTCAACGCCGTCTCGCGTCCGTTTCATCATGTAGATGTCAACGGAGTCTCTGAGCGCGTCGAGCTGCTTTTCAGCGACCGTTTTGGACAGCCTCGGCATTCGCGGCGCTCCTTTCGTCCATGCTTTTTTCGTAGCGGTAGCAGATGGCGGTTGCCGCCGCGCGGACTTCCTGCGCATAGTCGGAGTTCCGCTCGCCGGAGAGAATCCGGCTGAGGAAACTGTCCGAGATTTCGTAGCCGAACATACGGAGCTGTGCTATAAGCCATCTCCCGGTCAGCTTATGTGTTTCCAGAAATTTCGATATATCCATTGTTTATCATCACCGCCCTTTCTACTTCACGCCCGTGTCTTACCGTGCGGGTGTTCTTTCCTTCGCTGTCCCTCACGAGGTATCCATTCCTTGCGAGGGCGTCCAGCGCGTCTTTCGGTTTTACGCCGAGTTCTTTGAACCTGGCGTATGCCGCTTTCCGGCTTATCGCGATCCGGTGGTCGTATTTATCTTCCCAGATCGGCGTTTTAGCGAGTTCGTTGACCGCTTCGTACAGAGCTTTCAGGTCTGCCGCGATCTTCTCGTCTTTGGATTTCCGTTTTTGCTTTTCCTTGACGAGTGCCTTCTCGCACTCGGCGATCCGCTCGTCGAACCGGCGCATGGTCTCGGTGACGTCGGCGCGGAACGCCTTGATTTCGTCGAGAAGTTCCCTCAGCTCCTCGTTCGTGGTCATGGTGTTCTCCTCCATTTTAATCGTCGTCCTTCTCCGGGTTGTCTTCCTTCGGCGCCCCGTTGAGCAGCCATTCGATGATGTCAATCAGCTCTGCGATGTCCTGCGTCTCACCGTTGAAATGCAGATAGCTCTTGCCCGTGATGTTAAACGTTAGCCCGTCTGTGTCAACCCAGACAACGGCATGAACGCCTGCTGCTTTCGCCGCGCGGATCGCCTGATTGATGAGGCTGTAGACAAGTTCTTCCTGCCCGTGCTCGAGCTTCTCGAGCCATCCCTTGTTACTCCGTGTTTGTTCTGTCATGGTTTTTTCCTCCTTGAATTTGGCACAAAATCTTGACAAATCAATGGCAACGTGATATAATAGTAGTACCACATAGCAACCGTCGGGTGAGGGCTCGACACCCTATACTGAGAGCGCCACAGAGCGCCGAACCGTAATGGGGAGGTGGTCTTGTGAGTAAATTCGAGAAACTGTACCTAACCGTATGCATTCTCCAGCTCATCGTTGACCTCTTAATGCTTGGTCTGACGCTTTAATCAACTGACCGTTTAAGCGACTGAGTTCACTGACATTTCGATTATCGCACATCCCAGAAAATAACCGCATTCAGGAATCCGCCTGAATACGGAGTACCCTCACCCGACGTCGTTTTGCCTGTCACGAATTTGTGACTGATAATATTATACTCCAACTTTCGTTCTATGTCAAGGGGTTAATAGAACTTTCGTTGGATTCTGCGATGTGCACAAAGAGGGAGGGAGTACTTTGTTCAATATGGACATTTTCAAAGTTAGAATCAAAGAGCGTTGCAAGATCACCGGTGTGTCTCAAAAGCATCTATGCGATGCAGTTGGCAAAAGCAAACAATATCTGAACAACGTATGGGATGGTAAATGTAGCGCGACATCCGATGAGATTGCGTCGTTTGCATCAATCCTCTCTACTACTCCCGCCTACCTCACCGGTGAGACTGACGATCCCGCCCCCACGGGCAGCCCAGACGAGCTGTCCTCCGAAGAAAAAGAACTGCTCGAGCTTTACCGGAGCGTGTCCCCGGAGAAGCAGGAGTTGTTCAAGAAAATCATTGAGCAGATGAAAGGGTGATTGGGTTTGAGCAAGAAATGCAACCGGTGCGGTAGAGAAGTCCCTGACGACGCGATACGATGCCCATACTGCACCGACAGCGGAATCGGGGTAGATATGACCGGCGTGTCGCTGAAGGACGGCGATGAGACAGATAAGGTGTACCGTGAAGCGCACAGTGACAGCCGACCGGTGAAACAGTACGCGCCCGACTCCGTGCCGTGGCTGAGAAGAACGTCGGCGGTATTCAGTGTCGTGGCGGTGATTATATATGTTGCGGCGGTCATGGAGATAATCGGCGTATGCCTCAGCGGTATGTCGGGCGACGTCATCCCGTTTTGGGTAGGCGTTTTTTTCGGCTTGCTTGTAGTAGGCACTATTTATTCAGCAATCGGTGCGCACCTGAGCGGTATGGCGGATATAGTCGACGGTCTCGATGCGCTGAACAAAAAGAAATAAAAAAGCCGCCCGAAGGCGGCGAGTGAGACTATTCCTGCGACGCTTTGAGCCGCCGCAGGAGGGCGATTGCTTTGCGCTTGTTTTCAGGCGTAAGGGTGCGGAAGTTTTCGATGACACGGCGTTCATCTTGATCGAGGTGCTTGCTTCGGTCGGGCGGTTCGGGCTGATTCGATGTGTGCGGCATTTGTTGTCCTCGCTTTCGCGTTTATTTCATGATTCCATTATACACCTTTTTGCACAGAAAAGCAAGGGCAATCGTAGGTCATTTTTCGACATTTTGTGGGTGATGGAGGACAATTCATGGTTAGCATAATAATAAATCCGGACATTTTGCGCCGGTTGATGGATAAAGAGGTAATGATATGATTATGGACAAACTCCCGAGCGGCAGCTGGCGTGCAAGGGTGCTGATAGGAGAGAATAAGTACAAAACGTTTTCGGGCAAGGATAAGAAGGACGTGCAGCTCCGCGCTGCACAGTTCGAGGCGGAGAGGAAGATGGACAAGCCTGACGATCCGTATGCGGGCATGACGGTTGGAGAGGCGATGGAGCGGTACGTCGAGGCGAAGAAGAATACCCTGTCGCCGTCGTCGTACCGCGAATTTACACGCATCAGGTTAAGCAATCTTTCTGCGTTGCGAAATGTAAAGCTCGCCGACCTGACGCAGGAGCAGGTGCAGCTTGCCATAAGCGCGGAATCCGCCGACCACTCGCCGAAGACTGTCCGCTGTATGCACGGGCTGTTGTCCTCGACGTTGAAAATGTTCCGACCGGATATGACGTTGCATACGAAACTCCCACAGACGCAGAAGAGTGAGATCGTGATTCCAGAGGAGGTTGACGTCATGTCTCTGCTGGCGACTGTGCGGGGAAGTGATATCGACGCCGCTGTTCACCTCGGCGCGCTGTGCGGGATGCGGATGTCGGAAATCCTCGGGCTGAGATGGTCTAAGGTGGACTTCGACGCGAAGACGATCCACATCTGCGCGGCGAAGATTAGAGGGATGGACAACAAAGCTACCATGAAGCTTCCGAAGACCAGAGCCGGCGACCGGACAATCAGGATGCTGCCCGCCGTCGAGGCGGCGCTCAGACGCGCGTATCAGCCGGATGCAGAGTTTGTCACCACACTGTCGGAGCGTACCGTGCGGAAGCACTATCAGCATGCGCTTGAGCTGTGCTGTGGCAAGCACTATACTTTTCACGCTCTGCGCCACTATGCGGCGTCTGTGATGATCCTGCTGAATATCCCGGTGAAGTACATCGCCGACTATCTCGGGCACGAAACTGAAGACATGGTGAACCGCATCTATGGGCATATTATGCGGGACAAGAAGGATGAAATATTCGCCCGGCTTGAAGAATATTATAATAACATTTTGCAAAATCCGTCATGAAATCCGTCACGCAAAAACCAAAGTGCCTTTATTTCAGACGTTTTTCGGATTAAGTTCACAAGTTCAAGTCTTGTCACTCAGACCAAATGAATAAACCGCTTATCAAGCCGATAGGCGGTTTTTTCTTGTATTCATGCGGGTTTTCAGGCGCTCTTATTCCGCCTCACGTGACGAAATTCCGCCGTCAAAAACGGTATTTCGGAATCAAATCTGTCACGAATCTGTCACGCTGTCATGAGAAAAGCCGGGGATTTTTCCCCGGCTCCGTCACTCAACAATCCCGTGATAATATTCGGCGAGTTTCATCATAGGTTCGCCGCCGTCCTTATCAAACAGAAAATCCTTCGCGAGCTGCGCGTAAAACTCCACCAAATTTTTTTGAGTTGGCATAGAAAAAGGAGCGTTTCCGCTCCTCCGGCTCACGCCTTAAATTTCATGACCTTATCCAGCAGCTCCCGGTAAGCTTGCCGATGCCACTCGATGAGCTCGTCGGTCACTCCGTCGACAGCTCCGTGCATAGTCATTGCCCGGTCGTACCACTCTTTAACTTTCCCGAGCCGGTACTTCGCGTCCTCGATAAACAGCGCCGCGAGTTCCGGCTTTCCTGCTTCTTTCGCGTCTTCGGCGTAATCGTACGCCATCCCCGCGTCCTTGATGCCGTCGGTCGTCATCCAGATGACGCCGCGCATTACTTCGTCTTTCATTTTCATCCTCCGATTATATAGTTGTAAAGCCTGTCGATATCGCCCGAGTTCACCGTCAGCGCGCCCATCAGCGGGATGTCAAAGGTAATCGCCCCGCGCTGAGCCTGTTTCGAGAACTCGCGGTAAATCGCGTCAATGTCGATTTGATCCTGCTCGTCTATGACTCCCATCGCCGAGACGACGGGATTAGTTTTCAGCTGATTAAAAATCTCGGTCGACCGCGAGAGCATCCGCGACGCGCCCGCGCCGAGAACCCATTTCCGCCAGTCGGGGATTTTCGACAGTATTTCGGTTTCAAGATACTTCTCGACACCTGCCTGCACCTGTGCCAAAGTCACCATACGCACACCTCACTTTTCAAAGACGGGGGCGGCGATTGCCGCCCCTTGAAGCTTATCGGTTGCAGTCGCAGCCGCACCCGCACTTCGGGAGCGGATTGTACGTGCTCTGCGCTGTGGTCGCCGTGCCGGTCGTGACGTCCGCGACCATCTTGGGGTAGAACGTCGCGTTGGCGTAGGTGACGATGCTGTTGTCGCCGCAGCAGCGCTTTTCGGCTTCGTTGCGGATAGCGCCGTAAAGTTCGTTCTTGACGCAGTTGATGTCGGTGTGGACGGCTTCGAAGCTGTCCGCAACACGCTGATTTGTGACCTGCTGTGCCGCGTCTGCCATCTCGAGTCCGCGCACCTTGCCGTCGAAATACTTGTACATATCAAGCATTTTCTGATCGGTGTAGGCGTTGGCGTCGCGCAGCTTCACTTCGGTCTCCAGCTCTGCGATTCTCGCCGCCTGCCCTGCCTCGTAGCGGTCGACGACGTGATCCTCGTTGCAGCCGTACGCGCCGTTTCTCCAGCCGCCGAAAAGTCCGTTCAGCCCGCCGTTAAGCAGTCCCAGACCGACGCCCGCCGTACCGATAATACCGGTCGTAAGAGCCGCGTTAGCCTTGCCGTTGCTTGCGAATTCTGCCATGTGGATTCACCATCCTGTATATATACTCGGATTTATCATCCGGCACATATATGATACCACAGTTCCGCCGAAAAGTGTACGACAAAAACCGGACAGTTTTCACTGCCCGGTTCGCTTTATAGATGATTTATGATTTTCCGCTCACAGCAGCTGACGATCCGCTGTGTCTGCCGCACAGACAGGTCGAATTCTTCCGCGAGCGGCTCAAATTTCACCCCGTCAAGCCAGCGGCGCTTAAAAATCCGCCGCCAGAGTTCGTCGTGTATCAGCTCATCGATCAGCCGCGACCACTCGGAGCGTGTGAGATCGGCGGCGTCGTCGGCTCTCATGATCAGCTCTCACTTTCCTGCTTAAACTGGTTGAAAAGCTCCCAGACAGTCGAATCGATCAGAGCCTGCATGGTGTCGGCGTCGAAGGTTACGCCGCGAGCCTCGAGAAATGTCTTCGCGTACTGATACTTCGCCTTTTTGTCGATCAGCCCGGAACGCTCCGCTTCCTCAGCCGCCTGAACCGCGAGTTCTACCCAGCGGATGATTTTCTTCTGGTCACTCTCCGCAACCTTCGCCGCGAGAAGTGCCTTGATCTTCGGGATCAGGAAAATCGTGATCAGGGTGAAGATCAGCTTCACCGTCAGCTCCAGTATCGGCGTTATATCCATCTTGTTCATGTTCGATATATCCTTTCTTGCTTACCTCTTTGTTTTCGGTGATTTTAATGACGCTCCCCAGCGCGAGTTCCACAGCCCCGACGATCCCGCCGACCGAAAAAGCGGCGGTCAGGTCGGTGCCGGTGAGGGCTTGCAGGACGGCGATAAACGGCAGGTAAATTGCGAGGTAAATTAAAACCGCGAGAATCAGCCGTTTTAAGTACCTCATATCGCCACCCAGCTCACGATCTCTTTGAGCAGCACCGCGCCGGGCTTCGTCTGCCAGACGGTGTAAGTCTTCCCGACGAGCCGTGCGGGGACTTTCCGTCCTGTCGTGTAAAGGTCGCCGGGCTTGATCGTGTACTCGTCGCCGACTTTGTAGGTTTTTTTCGGCGCGAGGGGCTTTATCCCGTAGCCGTAGTCGATGTCCACATACCCGACGGCTTTCGGCATTTTGCTCATGCCAAACTGCCAGATCATAGCGTTCTGAAACGCGGGCGGAAGGTCGGTCGGCAGGACGGTGTCGAAAGTCGCCTTGCCGTCCTTGCTTTTGTAGGACGCGATCCACAGCGCGTACTTCGACAGTCTGTCGGAGTTGAGCTTGTACAGCCAGTAGTCGGGATTCGTGTAAACTCCGGCTTTATACCCGCGCTTCGTCATTTCGGCACAAAATGTATCGATTATGTCCGTCCGGAGCTTTGGATTGTACGCTACTTTGTGCTTTTCGGCGTACCGCTCCGTGTCGTACTCAAAATCATAAAATACTGGCAGATCGAGCTGATGCCCGCGCAGTGTCTCCGCGCATACCTCGGCTTCCCGTCGCGCGTCGGCGACGTCGAGCGCATAGCAGAACCAGTACACGCCGACCAACATTCCGCAGTCTTGCGCCGCTTTTATGTAGGCTTCGAACTTCGCGTCGATGACCGTTCCGTACCCGGCGCGGATGACGCAGAACTCCACACCCTGTGACTTTATCGCGGGGAAAGACCGGATCGTGTTATGCCGGGAGATATCGATGCCTTTCATTCTCTCGCCTCCGTAGGTAGCTCCATGACCTCATTATATAGTCGCGTCGCGACGTCGTTGCCCTGAAGATCATGGTAAGCGTGATAAGCCCGCTTGAGGGCTTCCTTCGCATAGATCGGGCAGAACCCCCTGTCCATGCACTTTTCGTGGCTCCTTATTATTTCAGCCCGCAGTAAGCACTGTACTCCCTCGCCTATAGCGTCGATCCGCCTTTTCAGCGTCTTGATATATGCGACGATGCCGGTGATGACGCCGCCGCAGATAAACGGTATAGCCCATGCGAGGATTTTTTCGACGATGATCCGATTCAAGCGGTTACCTCCTGCCACAGCGCGGCGGTTCCGACGGCTCCCGGCTCCCAGACGTTGTTGTCGACCAGAGATACCCAGACTTTCCCGTTGTGCTTCACCTTGTCGCCTTTCATATACGGATTCGTCGAGTCTGGCTGTTCCCACTCGGGGACGACCGACGGATCGGGAATCAGTACCTTCGCGAAGAGCGACGGCGCAGCGGTCGGCTTCCATCCCGCCTGAGAGGTGTGGGCTTGAAGCACGGTGTAAAGCACCCCGTCGTACTGCACACGCTGTCCTTTCGCATACGCGACGCTGTCCCCGCTCCACTTCGGATACAGACAGGTCGCGGCGACGGCTTCCGCCTCGGTCAGGCTCACCGTTTCAGTCATCGCTTTCTCGATCAGCGGGCGGAGAGTCCGCGCGAGTTCGATCAGTGTCATCATTCTACCCCCAGTAAAATTTTCGCCGCGGCGAGCTGCTCCTCGAGGCTCGCGACCTTCGCGGCGAGTTCGGAGACGTCGCCGGATTGCGTCGGCGGTTTCGGCTTCTCACCGTCCGCCGGATAAAATGTCCCGGTCGCGTCGTCATACAGCCAGCCCTCCGGCGGTGTGGGCTTGATGAAGCGAGCGTCGCCCTCGGCTGTTGGGTCGTAGCCCCAGCCCTCGAAGACATTATCCGGCGCTTCGACGAAGAGGACGTCCGGAGGGTATTTGCCTACGGTGTCGGCGAGTGTCGGGTGCACCGGCGTCGCGTCGTAGTGACAGAGATTTTCGACTATCTGAAAGATTTTCATGACTATGCCTCCATGATGTATGTGACTATTACGATGCCGTTTCCACCCTTACCGACAGTTGGATTGCTGCTCGGCATATACGCTACGCCACCGCCGCCAGCGGCAATGCCGCCGTTGCCACCGTTGGCGCTGCTCCCGGTGCTCGTGTTGCCGCCGTTGCCGCCGTTGCCGTTGGCGCCGTAACCTCCGCCGCCTCCGCCGCCCGCGCCGTTGCCGCTGCTGTTACCGCCACTACCACCGTTTCCGCCATATCCGCCGCCAGCTCCGCCGCCAGCTTTTTGCCCTGTTCCCGCTATTCCCGCGGCGCCATCACCACCGGCAGCCGCGACGCCGGGCTCTCCATTGGCGGCGGCGCTATTAGATCTGCCACCTTTTCCGCCGTCGCCGCCGTATGATCCGGTTCCACCGTTGCCACCGTTGGCGCCGGGACCTCCGCCGCCGGATCCTCCGTTGCCGCCGCTGAAGTTTGTGCCGCCGTTGCCACCGTTGGCAGACAGCAACGTGCCAAAGGATGATGCTCCACCGTTGCCGCCATCGGACGTTGCGCCCACTCCGACCGTTATTTGATAAATCGCCCCCGGGACGACTTCCAATGTCTTCGACTTCATATGACCGCCGCCGCCGCCACCACCGCCGCCGCCATCACTGCGGTATCCGCCTGCTCCACCAGCGCCGAACACTTGCACGTGGATCGACGTCACGCCCGCCGGGCACGTCCATGTGCCAGAACTGGTGAAGATTTCTGTGACCGTCTTCATCGTTTTGCTGACGACCACATAGCCGTCAAGCGCCGCTGAGTAAATGAGCACAAGCCAGACACCGGCTCGCACCGACCCTGAAAACGTTTCGCCGGAAGGAACAATGATGTTTTTCGCGCCAGTCCCGTTGATATTAAGTGTCGCTCCCGCGCCGATGTCATGCGCCGAGGTTTTAATTCGCACCTCCGCTCCATCTGTTAGCACAAAACCGTCCTGCGCGAGAGTCAGCGCGGAAGTCGTTCCGCCCGCCGTCCCCGATGCCGCGAGAATTTCGTCGAGGAGCTGTTTGTTAATTGCTGTGCCTTCATTCACTACAGTGTTTTTTAGTTCCAGCGCGACGTTTTCCGCGACTTTCGTCCCATCCGGGCGTTTGATGTCATACCGTGGTATCACCGTCGCGTCTGACGCCGCCGCTTTCGCGAGCACCTCATCTTGTCTTTTTATCGCCATTTCATATGCTCCTTATCATCTGTCTGATATAATTTCCACCCGCCGAAAACGTTCCGGCTTGTCGGTATATGGATTTCATGCCGTCGAGCAGCAAATCGATATCCGCGAGCACCTTCTCGATGGTATTCGCCCCGGTGTATTTTAGCTTGTCCTCCGGCGCGGGAAGCGCTCCTGTCTCCGCCAGCGTATAGTACGCGTCCCGGAGTCGCTGCACATTGTCGAGGTACGTCGTCCACTGCGGTCTGTACAGCACGTCGCCTTCCTGCCACTCGCGGTCTTCCGCCTTGCCGACCTCCGCACCGGCGGTAAAGCCGACGATATCCGCCCCGGCGGTAAATGTGCCGCTCCCGGCGTTTGTGTAAAAAGCCCCGTTCACAGTGTCATACAGCCCGAGCGTGCCGGAGCTGTTTCGCGCGGGGACGAAATTTCTGACGAGTGTGCCGTTGTTATAAATCTGTGACGCGTAAATCTTCTCCGCATACGCTCTGACCGGCGAGTAATCGAAGCCGAAAAGGTACAGCGACGCCGATGCCGTGATTGCTTCGGTCGTGATGGATGTATCAACCGAGCCGGAGACAGTGAATTTTTTCGCGGGAATATCAAGGACATAAGTCTGCTTCCCAGACGTGGTATCGATATTGGTATTGTGGTCTGTAGTTCCACAGCCGTAATAGTATTTTCCGTTATACGTGCCCATGTAAAAATAGGCGTTCGACACGTTCGAGCCGTCGACGAGCCATCCCGACTGCCCTTGCCCCTGCCCGATTTTTTCACACGTCACGGCAAATTTCAGTTGGCTGTAGTTCGACGGAGTGACATCGATACCGGTGTCAATATACTGTAGACCGTTGGATTGCAGGTACTCGACCGGGGTATATCCTGCCGGTAATGCAGATGCTGTCGGTGTCGTGTAAAACTTCCCGCCGACAAGATCATAGAGCCCGACAGTTCCAGCAGGGTTTTTGCACGGGACGAAATCCCGCACAGTGTTCGAGCCTTTTTTGATCTTAAAATACCGCAGCTTCGCCTGTCCGCCATACGGGCGCATTGCGCCGGTGTTTCTCCGGATGCCGAATATCAGCATAGAGACGTTTTGCGGCGTGCCGGTCGACGCAGTGTGTGACACGCCGTTGACGGTGAGTTTGGCCGTCGTCCCGGTGATTTCTTCCGCAAGTTCTATGCTGTTTGCCGCCGTGAAGCCGATCTCGGTGTAGTTGTACTCGAGCATATTGTTCTTATAAATGCCGTTGTAGCTGAGATTGCTGTTATTTTGCTGAGAGCCGAGGAGATAGTCCGACGCGACGGTGTCCACATCAAAGTGACAGCTGACCGCCATGTCCGCGGTTTCGGTAACGCCGGAATCAATATACTGCGTCCCCGAACTCTGAATCCACTCCACTTCCGTGTACCCCGTCGGCACCCTCGAGCTTCCTTTAAGCACCGGCGTCACTTCCACCGGATACCCCGCCGACGTCAGCGCGGCGGCGAGGAGTTTGACCGCGGATTCGACGCGGTTGAGGGTGTTGTAGGTGAGGGCTCCGCGCTCTAACTGTGCCCTTTCGGCGTCTGTCAGCCCCGACCAGTTGCCGAGGGTCTGGTAGGATTTCCGTATCGTGGCGGAGGCGGTTTTGTCGCTTTCCGTGCGGTCATAGATTAAATTGAGGTTCGCTGTATCAAGGCTCATTTGATGGTCACCTCCGCGACTTGTGCGGTTCCGGAGACGGTGTGTTTCATGCTGACGATGCGTCCGGTCACGTCGTCCATGTAGTCGTATTCCTGCGTCACTTTGTCGCCGACTTTGAGATTGCCGGTGAGTATCTTTTCAGATATTTCGCGGCGGGCGGAGTAGTAGTTGTACGCCGCTGTGGCGAGTTCGTCGGCGTTTGTCCGGTTCACGAGGGTGAAGTCTTTGAGTTCGACTACGTTCTCTTTGTCCCCGGCGAGGATGAGCGGATTCCGCTTCGTGATGATGGTTTGGGTTTTGTCGTATTTCTTGCCGGTCAGGACGCAGTTCGCGTTCGCGTTGATGACGGCTTGATTGACAGTCCGGGAGACTATCGTGCCGTTCGTGATGGACAGGGAGTGGAGCGGCTCGGGGAAGGCTACGGTGATGCCGGTTCCGGTTCCGCTGTCCGCCGCTTTGTACGCGGTATAGTCGGTTGTACCGGCGACGTAGGAGTACGCGGTGAGCCGCAGTTCGGTGAGCTTGTCGCGAAAGGTGGTCGTCTGCCCGGTGAAGGTGTTCGAGGCGTTCAGCGTGCCAGCGATGGTGTCGGACAGCTTGTACAGCTTCACTTTGTCGGAGTAGCTGGTGTCGACAACCGCGCCGAGAGCGAAGGCGATCTGATTGAGAGCTTCGCGGCAGGAGGATATCGCGAGGTATCCGGTGAGTGTCGCGTTTTGCAGACTGCCCGCGATTTCGTATTCCACCTTGAGCGGCGAGAGCATTTCGCCGATGAGCGCCGCCGCGTTCTTCGCGGAGTAGATACCGCCGCCGAACGGGGAGTCGTCGAGGATTGACACGTAGTCTTCCGACTCGATATCGTATGTCCTGTCGGAATTCCGCTCGTAGTGCGTGATGAACGTGGTCTGCACGAGCGTGTCGTCGAAGTATGTGTAAACGGGCTGCTTTTCCTGGAAGATGAAGTCGACGTCGCTCTGCTTTTTGAGAGTGAAGCCCACGGTGTTGATCGAGACTGTTTCGGATACCGGCTCGATTTCCTGTAGCAGGGAGAAGTTTTCGATTTCGTCTTTCCCGAAGTTGCGGACGGTGCCGTAGAGGATATCCGTGAGATACAGCCGATTGCGCGGCATATTCATGGCCGTGAAGCTGATTATCAGCTTGTTGTAGTTTTCGATTTTGTTCGCGCAGAAGAAATTCGGCCTGTCCGGCGTGAAGTTCTTGTCCGACAGAAGGGTGCTGTCGCGATACCATTTGATGTTGACCGCCGTCGCGTACCGGTTGGAGGTCTCATCGAAGACAAGCGTGATGCCTTGCGATGTGTACTGCCCGGTCGCGGTGAGCGTGAGGACGAGCGGAGTTTCGAAGCTGCCGTCGGTCGCGCTCGACAGACTGTCCGACACGAGGGCGTATTTCGGATCGTCCGGCGGAACGGTGAGAGAGCCGTCGAGGAGGACGGAGTATATCTCGCACGGGTTCGCGTACATCGGGGTCTGCTGTCCTTGCAGCAGTGCCGGAGTTGAGTTGTTGGTCTGCCCGGTCGCCGATGGGGCGAAGTTTTCTTTCGCCCCGACAGCGACGTCGGCGTAGGATACCCGGAGCTTCATGACGCGCTCCTTTGCGGCTCCATCGCGATAAAGTCGAAGGAGAGGTTGCCCCAATACCGGTCCGTCTCGGAGTACTGGCGGAGGAGATTGTCGCTACCGCGCGAGACATACGCCTTGAATGAGAGCGATTCGTTACCGAACGGGACGACGATATCGTGACTTGTGACCGGCGCGGAAATCGTCTTATAGAGGGCGTTGTATTCGCTCTGAGACATTCGGTCAGTGTTGATTGAAATGCTATAGTTGTAGTAAGTTCCGATGAGATCGCGGTGCATAACGCCGTCGAGTGTGCGCCCGGCGTTGTCGCCATCAACTACCTCGAAATTACGGGTGAGCGCGGTAACGATAGCGCCGTATTCGGTTCCGTCAACTTTAACCATTACCGCGTCCCTCCGTTCGTGAATGTGATTTTGGTGTTCGCGCCGGAGCGTCTCTTCTCGGAGTCTATGGCGTCTCCGAAGGCGCGTCCGACGACTTGCTTGTCGAGGATGAGTTCTATCTTTCCGCCGCGCCCTGAGCCGCGCTGTGCGGCTGTCATCGCGCGGTAGACGGCGTTCTCGATGCCTTCGATGATCTGCGCGTTGTTCGCGACAGCCGTCCGCCCGTTCGAGAACCGTCCGACGAGCTCGCCGGAGTTCGCATAGAACATTCCGTCCTCGGGGAATCCGCCGGTCGCGAAGGCGGGAATCATGCGCGGCGTCTTGCCAATGATGGATTTCGCGGCGTTTCCGCCGTTAAATGACACCGATGAGAGCGTCTGATTCAGCTGATTGACGAAGGCTCTCGCCGACGCGAGCATACCGTTCGCGAAAGACGAGAAGTCGATGCGGATGGACGTCCAGACGTTTCCGAAAGCGTCCGTGACATTCGGGAGACCGAGCGTGACACCGTTCGCGAATCCAATGTCAACGTTGATGCCGTAGCCCTCAAAGACGGTCGACGGGGAGTGTATGCCGAGATCATCGGTGAAGAGCTGCATTGTCATCCGGCTGAGTTCCTGCATAGCTTTTGCGGCGTCTTGTGAGCCCTCAGACGTTCCGTTCGCGAATCCCTTCGCGACGTTTTTGCCCGCCGAAGTGCCCTTCTGGTTCAGCTCGTCCCCGACCTTATCCATCATATCATAGAGCGGCTTGTAAACGTCGCTGTTCGCGACATCGTTGATCCCGTTTTTGATGGTTTTTGTCGTGTTATTGACGATTGATTGTGAACTCTGGTTGGCAATCGTAGAGCTTGTATAGAATTGCCGATTGAGATTGTCAAGTTCGGAAGAAGTTGATTGGACGTTCTGCTTCGTGGCGGCGGTTACTTCGTTCAGCTTCGCGGCGAGTCTCGGGTCACCGAAAGTAGAAATGACTTTGAAAGTATTCTCGTCGATGCCGAACTGCGCTTTGAAGTCGAATGAGCCGAGGTCAACCGCCTTGTCGATTGTGTCTTTGAGGCTGTCTGTGACGCTCTTGATGCTGTGCCCGAGCGCTTCGGAAACCGCCTCAAACGCTTTCCGGCATTCGTCGGGGAATACCACGGCACCGATTGTTGCGCCTATGATGATGGAGAGCGCACCGGCGAACAGTCCCACTGTACCTGCGGTTGCGGCGCCAGCTCCGAGTCTCGTTGCGACCTTCACGCCGGTGAGGGATGCCGCCGCGGTCGTGAGGAGCGCCCCTATACCGAGCTTTATCGCCCCGGCGAGGTCGTCCGCGCCGGTGTCGTTTCCGAGTTCGAATATCCCGGTCGCCGACATTGTGAGACCGGCAAGCCCGAGCGTGAGCGGAAGTCCGCCCGCCTTGAATCCTTTCGGACCGAGGGTAAACAGGGATATGGCGGCACCACCGAGCAGAGCCGTTATTCCGGTTTTTGCGACGCCGAGAAGAGTCTGACCGCCAGTGGCACTCGGCGATCCGCCGATTGTTTCCGCCGCGATTGACAGAGCGGCGATGCTGAGAAGAAGATTCGGGATGGAGCCGCCGAATCCGTTGGCGCGCGAGAACAGGCTGATTGCTTTGAGACCGAGAAGTGTGCCGATTCCGACGCCGAGGACTTTCCACAGGTCGGCTTTTCCGCTCGTTGTGCCGAGCGCGGTTCCTCCGAAGTCGAGGTCTATCCCGGCGACCTTGAATACCGCGGTTTTGAAGAAATCCCAGATTTTCTGGGGCACTTTCCATTTCAAGAGTGCTGCCGCAATCTCAGACGCGCCTTCGCTGATGCCCGAGAAATATTCCCAGACGTTCTTCGCCCACTCCTCAACGCCCTTGCCGTTCGTGAGCCATTTCTCAATCTGCGCCGCGATCTTGTCGGTCGCTTCGCCGAGATTCTTCGAGAACATATCGTCCTCGATCTTCGCGAGCCGGTTCAGCTCTGCTTCGAGCTTTGCGAGGTCGGCGGCGCTCATGCCGGTTCCGGACGAGGAGCTGTTCTGTGAGCCGAGAATGTTCAGCTCATCGAAGGAGAGCTGATAGAGCTTTTTCATGCTCTTAGCGGCGTCATCGGCGGAGTCGGCGACGCCTTCGTTGCCTTTGATTACAGAATCGGCGTAGTCGAATTTCGGCAGTTCAAATCCCGCGAGGGCTGCGAACGCCGAGACGATGCGCTGTCCGACTTTGACGAACGCGATCATGTACGGGAGCGTCTTCTGCACGAGCGGCAGGAAGAGGTCACCGATAGCGCGTTCGAGAAGCGTCAGCTGCGCTTTGAGGATTCTGAACTGGTTCGCGGGCTGCTCGAGCGTTCTCGCCATGTCGCCCATGGCGGAGTTTGACTGTCTCAGCAGTGAGATCGTCCGGAGCATTGCCTTTTCGGACTGGTTCATTGCGTCGACGTTCGCGGTGATGCCGAGTTCGGTCGCGAGGAGTTTGAGGTTCGCGACGGACAGGTCCTTACCGAGCGCGCGGATTGGCTCAATCTCGCCGACCAGAGCCGACCGGACCTTGTTCAGTGACTCGTCAACTTTGAGATTGTAGAGCGATGATATATCGTAAGTAAGCTGCGTCAGCGCTTTCGACATGGTATACGCCGTGCCGCTCGCCGTGCCGAAAGATTTCGAAACGTCCATGAAGGTAGCTTGCATCTTCATGAATTCGGCGGGGTCGACGCCGTAGCTGTCGCCGACGAGGTTAGCATAGTCCTGTGCCTTTTCGGCGTAGCTGCCCGTTGAGACGTAGAACAGGTTCAGGGCTTCGATGTACTCGTTGGCGGATTCAAGAGAATCCGTAGCTTTCAGCCAGACTTTTTTGATTGTGGCAATCGAAAATAGCTGTTTTGCAAAGTTCGTCAGCCCGGACGAGCTCTTTTTACTGCCCTTTGATATGGTCTCAAAGAATTTCTGCCATGTCGGTTCGGCTTTCTTTACGCTCTTGGTTGACGCTTCATTATTTTTAATGAAGGTCTGAATCCTCTGCGGGAACGCTGAGAATCCGCGGGCGATTTTGTCCATTTCGGTTGCGAGGGGTGCCATTGCCGCCGTGAGCCGTTCAATTGTCGCGGCAAACTTGTCCATGTCGACGGCTTCAAGATCCTTCGACAGCTGAGTGAATTTGCCGAGCTGATTTATAAATGAGGTGAGGTGCGCAGGGGTGAGAGCTGACAATGGCTGTAACGCGGTCGCAAGGTCTTTGAAGCGTGCGAGGTTGACGCCTTGCAAGTTCTTTGCCGCGTCTCCGATGCTCTGGAGTTGATGCCCGATAGACGCTGAGATTTGCGGCATTTTCGCACCGCTGAGTTGGGTCAGAGCGGATGCCAGTGACGATATCCGCTTTACGTCCGACTCGGTGACGCCGCTCAGCGCGGTATCCAGGGCGGTGATCTGGTTCGAGAGTGATTTCGGCACGGCGGCGCTGACCTTCCCGACCGACTTGAGGTCGAGCAGTGACGAAGCGAGAGCCGTGATTTTGTCAGCGTTGTTCCCGATCCCGCCTATTGCCGTCGAAAGTGAGCCGAATTGTATAATCGCGTTGTTCAGATTCAGCCCCGCGACGCTCTTTTGCAGCTTCCGAAGCCCGGACGCGAGGCTCGAGAGGTCTTTCGACGCCGTGCCCGCGCTGTGCTCTATTGCGACAGACAGACTGTCTATCTGCACTTCGTTATCTGCCATTCAATTCACCTCCTCCGAACCTTTCCTGTAATTTTCTTTCTTTATCCTGATATTCCTGCATGAGGATCATTCTCCGTGCGTATTCCTCGGGGGAAATGGCGGACGCTTTTTCCTCCTGACTCCGCAGGTCATATGGCTTATCCGGGAACTTTCCGTTCTTCGAGAAGCACGCTCCGATGGCGTCCCGGACGTATACGCCGGTCATATATGCGTGAAAGTTCATCCGATCACGTTCTTCACGCTGGTTCTTTTCGTATATATCGAGAAAAGGCTTCATGCGGCGCGGATTGAGCCGCCAGAATGTAGTAAGGTCAAGCCCGATCCTGTAAGCCGCAGGAAGCCAGTTTTCGTATACCGTTTCGGCGGCGTTCGGAGTCAGGCGTTCGAGGCGATGCCCGCCGCCTGCTTCTTCTCCGCCGTCTTCGCCTTCGTGATCATCGCTTTGAAAAAAGCGCTGTCGTCGCACGCCTTCATGAATGCCGCCGAGAGGTCGGAGAGGTCGCCGCCCCCTATGATGTGTGCTTCGATTTCCTGCCCCGCCTCTTCGGCGCTGACGCCCTCACAGTACGCAAGATAGGCTCTGAGTGCCGCGAGGGGCTTCGTGCCGAAAGAGTAGATGTCGCCGCCGAGATCGTTGAGCTCGATTGTGGCGTTGAAATCGATAGGTTTTGCCGTTATTTCTTTACCGTTGATGATCATGGTTTATCTCCTTTTTGATATGTCAGCCGCCGATAGTGGGCTTTGCCGCGAGACCGGTGACTTTGTTTACGGTGATGGTGCCGGATACCTGGAACGCCGAGTTCGAGGTGACCTCGGGAAATCTGAGCATCGAGGGCGAGCCGGAGTAGTAGAAGCTCTTTTCGTAGTTCGGGATGACCTGGGTGAACCAGAGGGTTTTACCCGCTGCCGCCGCGGTCGACATGGCTTCTCTCATAGCCTCCCACGCGTCGATGAAATCAGAAGCCCAGTTGCCGGTGACGTCTACGCTGCCGGTGTCGGACAGTCCCTGCTCATAGCGCTTGAACGAGGTCTCGGAGACCGGCGTGATTTCTATGGTGTCTGGGGTCGAGCCGATTTCGCCCCAGCTGACGACGTTCGGAATTTCTATCCAGCCGGTGGTGGGCTGAGTGCCCGCGGTGGCTTCGGGGGCGTAATAGAATTTGATGCCGTTGGTGGTCATTTATCATACCTCCATTTTGGTTGATTGAAGTTTTGAATATCTCGCGACCATCCTGTAGATGGACGCGTCGTTTTCGTTCGGGAAGGGGTTGCAGAATGTGCGCTGGAAGTGATAGCCCTGCATGGTCTCGTCGACCGCGGCCATGACCGCCTTGCATTCACTCTTTTTCCCGCTTTTCTTGTTTGAAAACACGTCGACGGTATAGGAAAGCCGCGCGTTGGTCTCTCCGCCGGTCACACGGAAGGAGAGCGCCTCGGAGGCGTTATCGGTTTCGCGGATGTACACATGAGGGAAGGAGGACGGCTTCGGGACAAATTCGGAGACAACCGTTGCTTTCTGGAACTTCTTCGTGACAGCCGTTCGCACAGCGTCGACGAATGTGTTTTCAAAATCGATCATCTCTTCATCTCCTGTAATACTTCTTCAAAAGCTCTGTACAGCGGCATTTGCGCCGCAGTTCCGTGCGTGATGACGAGGTTGCCGTCTTCGGCGTAGTAGCCCCACGCCTTCTGATTTCCCTGCCCCTTGCCATATCCGCCGATAACGAATCCGAGTTCGGCGCCTTTCGGGTGAGGGGACGCTCCGGCGGGGGGATTGTAATAGATTCCTGCCCCGAACTCGATGAACGTCACCTCGGGTCCTTCGGCGACGACTTTGTAGCCGGTGCCGGTCTTTTCCACCCGGCATTTCACGTCGGCTTCGCCTCTGACACCTCTCGCGAGGCTGTCGTACCACGCGGCGTCGAAGTTCGCCTGCGCTTTTTCGCATATCCGTTCGGCGATATCGCGCGCGGCGTCGTCGAGCCGGTCCCGGTTGGCTGACATGAGGGATGCGACCTCATCGAGAGCGGACTTGACGCTGCCGGGCGACAGCCGGACGGTTATGCGTTTCTGCATGGCAATCTCCTTCGCTACGTTCCTACGTCGACTTGTTTCAGCGCGACGAGCGTTCCGTTTATCGACTTCGACACGCGCCTGACGCGGTAGTTGTACGGGGCGGTCGGCTCTGCGTCGAGCCAGACAACCGAGTTCTCGTCAAGCTCCGTGGTCTCGGTGCAGAGCACTTTGTCGTAGTCGATCATCGTTCCGAATCCGGCGGCGTAAGAATCGCCTTTGGCGGCGGAGATGTTGCCCCACGCCTTTACGGGTTCGGTGTAGATGACTTCCTGCTCGCCGGTGTAGTTGCCGTTTTCGTCGGTGACGTCCTGAGTGCCCGCAAAGAGGGCGTACCAGTACGGAATCCGGTTCTTCGCGAGTGTCCTCATGAGATCACCCCTACATACGGCATTACGTTCTTGTGGATGTATTCGAGGCAGGACGAATACCCGAACTGTCTCGATATTCCGTTTTCATTGTGAGCGGTTTCGCCTTCGCCGCCGATCTGCGAGAAGCCGATCATGACGGCGTTCAACTGGACGCTTTCGTATTCCTGCGGCACGTCGGTCACGTCGTCCGGTATGCTCCCGGTAGCCCCGTACCTCCACGAGAGGATTTCGTCTCGTGTGAAGTCGAGGAACGCCGAGAGCGTGTCGTCGTCCGTGTCGGGAAGCCGCATCATCCGTTTCAGCCGGATCAGCTTCTCGTCTGCGGTCATGGTTTAGCCGTTCGTGAGGAGGCGCGCGATCGGGATTTCCTTCGGAGCGAACTTAAGAACCCAGTTTGCGGACGCCTCGAGCTGCGCGTCGGTGGGGGAGTTGGTCCAGCCGGTGGAAGGCAGCTTGAACGAGAAGCCGTTCGGGTGGATGCACTCGCGGATTCTGGTGATGAGAGTGTCCTGACCGTTGTTCTTCGTCGGCTCGCGGAAAGTCTCGACCGGCACGTCCTGTCTTGCCCAGCAGTGGCGGAGAACGCCGGTACCGAGGAGGTAGGTCGTGTACTTCTTAAGGTCCTTGTTCGCCTCGGAGCCGCCGACCGCGGTGACCGGAACGCCGTCGTCGATGATGACGGTATAGCCGTTCACGGACGCGAGACCGAGGTTCCTCTGGATGCCGTTCGCGTCGGTCTGCTTCCAGTAATCGAGAACCTGGAGGTTTTCGAGGGTGCGGGCGACAGAGGAGTGCATGATAGCGAGCTTGTACGCGTCCTTGTTGTCGCCGAGGGTATCGGTCGCAAGGTCGTTGAGGTCGGTCTCGTTAATCTTTCTCGCGGTCGCGGTCGCGGAGCCGACGTCGACGGTGTGAGCGGTCCACGCGGCGTTGCCGGTGATGCCGAAGATTGCGCCGAGGATGGCGATAATCTTCTTCTGGCGGTACTTCGCCCAGAATTTCGCGGTGGACGAGATGATGTGGCCCATCGGGTCTGCGCCGGAAAGCTCGCCTACGAAGTCACGCGCGGTCCATGCGACGTCGCGGCCGTACGCGACATAGTTCTGCTGGTCTGCCTGGGTCTCGGTCGAGGTAATGTCGGTCTGGCCGTCGTGGTTCACGGGAGTGCCGGCGAGGGTCTTGTAGAACGGAATGGTGCCGTAGTTGCCGGAGGATATGAGTCTCGAGGCGAGCACCGGGTCTTCAACCATTACGCCGGAATCGAGGAGCGCGGTCTTTTCGGAGTCGGGCTCTGCAAGCCAGCGGGCAATGAAGAGATCGTCGTCAAAGGGGTAGTTGAGGTAGGTCTTGGACATTGTTTAATCATCCTTTCGAAAAATGAGGTTGTGCGGTCACGCCTTGAAGAGTGCCGCGAATTCGGTCGGATTATCGTTCTTGAACTGGACCTGTTCGGCGAAAGTGAGCTTGCCGAAAGCTTCTTTGGTCATGGCGGTCGTTGCGGGAGCCTGCGAGGGGGCTTTGACGCCGGCCGCGAGTTCGCCCTTGACCTTGTTCGCCGTCGCTTCTCCATAAGCCTTGAACGCCGCCGCAATCGCCGTAGCGACCGAGGTCGTCTGTTCTGCGTCAGTGGTGACAATGCCATCGAGGAAGGTCTCGTAGGCTTCCTTGGTCATGCCGTTCCCCGCGAGGATGCTCGCGGCTTCCTGCCGGTTCGCCTTGACGGTGAGCTGCTCGATCTGCTGCCTCTGCGCTTCGAGGCGTTCGGTCAGAGTGCCTTCATTGGTCTTCATGTCCTTCTTCGCTTTGGCGAGGTCGGACGCGGTCTTGTCGAAGGTCTCTTTGTTCACGAAGTTCTTGGTCGAGAGCGCCGTCGCGATCTCTTCCGCAGTCATTCCTTCGCGGTAATCTTCACCGAGTAAATCTCTGAGTTCCATGTGATAATCCCTTTCTGCGTTTGGTGAGGCGGTTCTCTCCGCCATAGATTCGCGTTTTTCGGACTTCTCTGTCCATTGTTTAATAAATTAAAACCAGCGTCGCCCCGAGGAGTGGACTTAATAAATTAAAAAGAGCGCCAGAACCGACAGGCTGTGTAAAAGCCTGTAGATATCTGGCGCTCTTGGCGCTCTGTGTTGTAGTGCGGGGTGTCCCCGCTTATGACGCGACCGTGCGTATGACGGCGTGTGAGCCTTCTGTGTGGGCTCTGACCGTCGTTCCGCAGCCGCGACACTTTATCTCCGCCACACCGTTTATTGCTCCGAGGAGCCGCCCACAGTGCGGGCAGCGGACTTTAATCAGTTCCGGAGCTTCCGCCGCCGGAATCGCTTTTGTTTCCGTCATTGCTTCCGCCTCCGGGCTTGTCCGGCCCTGAATTGTCCTGCCCGGCAGCCCCGCTCTGGAGCCGCGCGGCGAGGTATGGGATCGAGTCGATATACGCCTGGTTCGGATCGTCGAACAGGTGGGGTATACCGAACGCGATTTCGGGGTGTACTCCGGCGTCGAGAAGGTTCATGAGAGCCTGCGTTTTGACGAGCAGATTCTCGGTGTTGCCCTTCGTGAACCGGATGTCGATGTCGGCGAGCCCTAGGTCGAGCTTGCCGTATGTTCTGAGGAGCGACAGCGCGATGCGGAGGAACTGTTTTTCGCTTCGTTCCCACTGCATAACGGTGTCTCTGGCGCAGCTTTCCGCCATTGCCCATCCGTCGCGGAGCAGTACGGCGTTGCCAGTGTCTCCGGTCGTGCGGTTCGCGCCGTTTCTGTCCGGCATACCGCAGATTGTGAGGGCTTGCTGATAGAGGTGGTCGATTTCGACCTGTGTCTGCGATTGGTCGAGTTCGGATGAGATGATATCGACGTCCGAGGGGTTTGAGTTGTCCGACTTGATGACGATAGCGCCTTCCTGCCGGAATTCCTTATACTTCTCGGGGTCTATCTGGCAGTTGACGAATTTAATGAAACTCTGGACGAACTGTTCCGTACCGTCGAGCCGGTTCGAGGACAGTTTGTTGATGCCGTCGAGGACTTCGAGAACAACCTCGAAGGAACCGAGCCGCGCGTTGTTGAGCGGGTACTCGATGATCGGAACCGCCCCGATGCCGTGGAGCCTCGAGGACGTGACTGTGTTGTTCACGATCTCGAACTGCATTGTATCCGTCCAGACGGTGTAGATCGTCTGCTGCTTGTCTCTGAGCGTCTCCTGGAACGCCATGATGGGCTTCGCGCCGAGCTCTTTCGAGTAGACGACGCCGGTCCGTCTCGGGTCGAGACTGCCGATTTCGATTTTTTCGTCGTTTTCGAGGCTGCCGATGACATATCGGAACGCGGTTCCGCAGATGTGGTTCCACTCGGCTATGTCGTGGTCGATAGCTTCCTTGTCGAGGACGTGCATGATTTCGTTGAGCCGCCCGACCTTTTCGGACACCGGATCGCGCGTCTGCGCGGCGGTGATCTCGTCGGGGGTCATGGTCATGCGCGCCTCTCCGCTCCGGATTTTCCGGCGCGTGTACGCGATGGGCGCTCCGAGAAGATACGCGACCTTGAAGGAGACGATTTCCCACGCGTGATTTTCGACGATTTTGTTGTTGATCTCCGGTCGTACTTCCTTGACGCGGTTGAGGATGGGCTGTCTGCCCTTGTAGTAGCCGTAGAGATAATTTATGTCGCTCTGGTTCCGGTGAAAGGTCGGAAGGACCTCGTTCAGCACCTGTACGACGTTCTCCGCGTCGACCGTTTCCGCGTCGGTGTAGATGACGTGTCGTCCGGTCAGTACCGGAGAGACGTCGGGGAGGTCTGCCGCGCCGAATATGGGTGTTCCGTCGTCCGCATACCCTTCGACTTTTGGTTCCGCCATTCTTTCACCACCAGTTCTTTGAAAATTCGCCCCGACGTGAGAAAGGTTAAAAACAGCGTCGGGGCGGAGGAGAAAACCATATCCGCAAACGGTGCGGAGCATGGCAGACAGGCGGAAGGGGAAAGGGGTCGCCCGTCATGTAATATTATACACCTTAAACGAATTTTTGTCAAGTGTTCCGGATAAACTTGTTGCATTATTACGAAATTCCGTCATGGAAGGCGAAATTCCGTCATATGTGTCAGAATACTCGTTTCTGCACCGAGACGATACCCCAGTTTCCGGTGGCAAGGTCCATGAGCTGTGCGAGCGAATCGGGCGCGTCGTCGTGGACGTTCTTGCCGAGTGAGACGAAGGAGCAGAGCCATTCGATGAACGAACGGTACTCCGGCGTCGAGTGATCGAAATCGAGAAAATGAATCTTCGCGATGTCCGGCGCATATTGGATGATGCGGGAGAGCTTTGAGGCGTTGCCGGGCGCGCGGCGCGTCGAGATGTTGAGCGAGCAGCCTTTCGCGCGGAGCATTTCGTCGATTGCCTGCGCGTATTCGGTTCCGCCGTTGTTCGCCTCGAACTGTACCTGATGCGGGCGGTGGATAAGCAGCTTGCCGACCACTTCGGGCTGTGTGAATACCTTGTTCGCGTTCGAGAACACCACATCGACGCAGTACATTGAGCCGTCTCCGTACACATAGACGATAGGCATTGACAGATAGTCCTCGCCGCCCCACGCGACGTCGCAAGCAGCGATAATGCGCTCCGGCGATCCGCCCGGCAGCACGCCGTTGTAGCGGAGCAGTGAATCCGGCGGAAAGACGAGACCCTGACGGACGTACGGAGCGCCCTGGTACTTCGCACACCATGTGCAGTCGTCGATTGACGCTTTCATGTCGCGGTAGTATTCGGTCGAGAATCCGACGCCGTAGTCGTACTGGAAATTGGATTCGCCGTTCGCGTCGAGCGCGGGAATGACGGTGAAGCGGTATTCGGGATTGTCTCTGTACTGTTCGCGGACGCGCCCGAGAGGATCCATTACGTTCCAGCGCGTACCGACCATCAACTGGAGCGCGCCGTCCTTCATACGGTCTTTCATCTGGTTCAGGTAGATGTTGTACTTCGCGTCGAGACGGGAGGGAGACAGCGATTCTTCGAGGTCTTTCACGAGGTCGTCGACATAGAGGATACCGTCGCGCGAGATGTCGATAGCGCCCGTCCATGTACCTTCCGCCGACCGGCAGGTCATTGTCGGGAAGCGCTTCGGGTGGTTGAGGTTGATCTGGAGGTACTTCGCCGACCGGCTTTCGACCTGCGCGTGTGGGAACACGTCGTGCCAGAGGTATTCGCCGTCCGGGTCGAGCACGGCGTTCAGCTCGCCGTAGAAGCCGTTCACGAGCGTGTCGGAGTGCCCGCCCATAGCGGACGCGTCGTCCGGATGCCGCCCCATGTGCCAGGTCAGGAAAAATATACAAATCGTGGATTTTCCCACGCGAGGCGGCATACTCACCCCGAGAAATTTAATCTTGTGCTCTTCGAGGTCTTGCAGATCGTTGCACAGCCCCATCAGAACGCTTCTTCTCGGCACCCAGAACTTCCGTGCCGGCTCTCTGTTCCATTCGACGTACTGCATATAGTGATCGAACGAGTGCGGCGCGAGCAGCAGGCAGACTTTCCGTTTCAGCTCATACCATTCCGGCGCGGCGGCTGTCTTCGCGGCGGCTGACCTCGCGAGCATACGGTTCACGACGTCGAAGAATTCTTTCCCTTTCGCCACCATGTAGGCGAGCTCTTCCTCGAACGATTCCGCCGAATTGTCCTGCGCGAGCCCCCTCAGCGCGTCGAAGTAGTCTTTCGCGACCGACAGACTGTCCGTTCCGTACGCCGCGATAGCCTCGCACAGCGCCACGCACTCCGGCAGCCGGTCGTTCCAGTTCTCAAATCCGGGAAGAACCGTTTTGTTCCCATTCTTTACCTTTTTTGATTTCTTCTTTCCAGTATCTTCACATGAAAAAGCGCCCATGACGCCACTCTCCTTCAAGAAATGGCGCTCTGGGCGCTCTAAGTATAGGGGTACGGTACTCCGTGCGGCGGGATGCCGGTACGGGATGGTGCGCGGGAATGCCCGCCGATAATTGCTGTTGTTGCTTGTTATTCCGTGACCGCTTCACGCGGTCAGGTGAACGTTTGCGGCATCTGTTTGCTGTCTTTCCTTTGCGGAACAGCCGGTTGTGGCTCGGAGACTTAACACTGAATCAGCGTTAAATCAGCGTTAAGTCAGCGTTGAACTTGCGCCGCGCTTGCTCATAACTTGCGCCAGTTTACGGTTTGTTTACGTATTGGTTAAAACTTACTTTGCGCCGGTTGGAACACGGTTCAAGCTAACTTGAAACTAACTTGAAACTAACTTGAACCTGACTTGGAACCCGGTTCAAGGCCGCCGCCCCGTTACACGTGTTATTGTGTTACGGTGTTACGGCTTGTTGGAGCTTGATTGAGTCTTGGTGGAATTATTTCAGTATCGGCTCGTGGGCTCCGGGAACGTAGTCCATGCCGTCGCCGTATTTGTACAGCCCTTCGTATACAGGCCTGTTGTCACGGATGCTGCGAATGTTCGATTCGCGGAATCTGCCGCCTTTGCGGGTCTTGTACCCGGCGTCGGATATTGAATCCGCAATTTCCCACAGCGACTTCTTCGCGGCGAGACCGTCGAATACCATGCGGACAATGGGCTCTTCCGCCGGATTGATGACCAGCTGACCGTGTTCGACTTGGTACCCGTACGGAGCGCGCCCGCCGCTGTAGCCGCCGACTTTCGCTTTGCACTCGCGTCCTTTGCGCGTGCGGAGGGTGATGTTTTTGCGTTCCTGCTCTGCCACGAACAGCATAAGCGACCGGTAAATGTTCGACAGCGCGTCGTCACTGTCGAAATGCTCGTTGACTGACAGCAGCTTGATGTTCTTCTTTTCGAGTACGTACAGGTAGTAGAAGTACAGCTTCGTGTCTCTTGACAGCCGGTCGGTTTTCGCAATGATCACTGCTTCGTACGGCGGATTAGTCATATCGTCGCCGTAGAGCAGTTCGTTCAGCGCGGGGCGGTCTTCCTTCACGCCGCTCACGCCGTCTTCTTCGTACCACTTCACGATTTTGTACCCGTTGTCGTTGGCGTATTGAAGTATCTGCGCTTTCTGCGAATCTATTCCGAAACGGTCATCCCCGGTCTGCCCATCGGTGCTGACGCGGACATACCCGACCGCGCTCTTGATTCTGTTGTCGTCGTTCTTGATTTCTTTCCCCATGATTGTTCTCCTTGCATCTATCAAATTTCGCGGAACTGGCCGCCTTCGCCCTCCGCGCCATGTTCTTGCTCGCGCACCGCCGCCGGTCATACCAGCTCTCGTAGTCATTGCTTTTCGCTGTTACTATTATACCACAAGTAAATGCGAATGTCAAGTACTTTTTTGAATTTTTTTTGGTGGGGAGGGTCAACCGCGCCGCCTCCCCGGCAAATACACCCCCGGGGTACCCGCCGCGCCGGGG